ATAATGTTTTGAATACTGTAAATAATGTTTTGACTGGTGCCGTGATGAGCTATGTCAATAGTAGGTTCGTTATCACAAGTTCTACAACAGGCACATCTTCAGCAGTTACTGCAATGACTTTGCCAGAGAATGGCACTGATATATCATATATTATGAATTTTGTTAATGGTGTTGACATAGTAGCAGGTCTTGATGCACAAGTTTTAAGTGCTGAAACTAAAGAACAGTCTTTAATAGCTAATTACTCTGAAATAGTATTCAAGGGTGTAACATTTTTAGATCAAATGAATGATACTGAACGTTTAGCATGTGCATCTTGGTGTCAAGCAAATGATGTTCTTGGTTATGAAGTATATGATCAGCCAGTAAACTTAGATGTTAACCCAACCAATAATGTATGGCAGATTATACTTAATAGTTACTCAAACTGGAGAATGTTTTATTCACCAACAAATCAGAAAAACTTGCCAGTAGTCTATATGTCAAGGCTTCATACAATGAACTTAGAGGGTGATGGTACAGCTATTACCATGAACCTAAAAGAGTTGGTAGGTGTTTCTGCTGAGGACTATGATCAATCGACCATATTAAAAGCTGATAGAGTTGGTCTGGATTTATATTCATCTTTAGAAAAGACAACTAAGACTGTTGTTAAGTCATCTAGTGGTAATGATTTTAGTGATAACAGATATTTTTCTATTGCTTTTGTTAATTCTTTGAAAACAGATATGTTTAATTTTTTGTCAAATACAAGTACTAAAATACCTCAAACACAGTCTGGGGTTAATCAAATTGCAGGACAAGTAGAAAAGACTATAGCTAAATATATTAGAAATGGTTTTGTTGCTGCAGGTACTTGGAACTCATCAACTAAGTTTGGTGACTATGAAGCTTTTGATAGAGCTATTCAAACTCAGGGGTATTATGTTTATGCAGGTGACTTATCGGCTCAATCTCAAGCAGATAGAGAGGCTAGAAAATCAGTACCATTTCAAATAGCCGTTAAGCTTAGCGGAGCTACGCATTCGATCGAACTTATACTAACTATAGAAAAATAAGGGTACAAAAAAAATGGCTTTAAAAACTAGTTTAATACCGACAGAAGAAGCAACTGTGAATCTTTTTGGTACATCAATTACTGATTTTATAGCAGGCGATTACATTGAAATAACTATGCAAAATAATAAGAGTGAACAGAAATTTGGCTCAAATACTACCGTTACTCAAAAAAATGTTACTGGTGATGCTGCTCAAATAACTCTTAATGTCATGATGTTGTCAGGTAGTGATGCTTTTTTAAACAATACCTATAATCAGAGTTCGCCAGTAGTACAAGATGGTAGTATAAAACGTTTCTATACTAAAAACGGTATATCTAATGTTGAAACATTATCACTAAGTAATGCAACTATTCAAATGCGTAATTTGGCTAGTTATGGTAATCAAGCACCAAATGAGAGCATACAATATATTATCTCTTGTGAAGTTACAAGGCAGGTTTAGTGATGTCTGATAAAAGTTTTATCGTTAATGATTTTAAGTTTGATCTTTATAACGACTCTATAAATAATAGTTTAAGGGTTGTTGGTTATTTTACAAAGATAGGTAAAATGGCTGAATTAGAAGACTATAGTTTTATAGGGACTAAGGAGCAGTTAGAGATAGCTAAATTAATGGAAGAAATGTATCAATATGACAAGGCTTTCATTTCTAAAATACCAATGTTTTGGGATGATAAAAAGAATATCTACCTGAGATGGTTTATGCAAGGAGGTGAGCTGATAGCTCGTCCATTTTTATAGAAAGAAATATATCTTAAATTTCTATACTAAAAACAATAATCATAATTATATTGGCTATACAAACGTATCAAATGCTAATCAATTTATATTCTATTTAGTCAAGAAAGGCTATGGTAAGTATAGTGATATAATTAATCTAAATACTAGCATCGTACTTGATATGCTTGAATATGAAAACATTAATAGTGATATTGAAAATCATATAAGGTCTAATAATGATAGTTAATGAAATTGTAAACAAAATAAAGTTTAGTGGTTCGCTATCACCTATCAAAGATTTAAATTCTAATCTTAAAGATGCTACAACAAATATAAAAGATGTTGGTAAGGGTTTTCTAAAGATTGGTGCAGGTATCACTGGTGTTATAGGTGGTATTGCATTATTTACAAATAAAACTCTTGAGAGTAGACAGAATTTAATCAATCTATCGTCTCAAATTGGTGTATCTACAGATAAGATACAAGAGCTTGGTTATATTGCCAGTCAAACAGGTTCAAGTTTTGACACTATAGAAAATTCACTATCTGGATTAACAGATAGAATAAGCCAAGCCTTAATAACTGGTGATGAGGGATTTGCTCGATTAGGGGTATCTATCCAAAAGTCTAACGGTGATATTAAGAAATCTGATGAACTATTATTAAACATTAGAGATAGGTTTAGTGATTTAAAATTATCTCAAGAACAAAAAGTAATGTTTGCTAATAATCTTGGATTAGATAGATCATTAATAGATATGCTATCTATGACAAATAAGCAGTTTGATGAAATACTCTCTAAGTCTACTGAGTTTGACATAATCAGTAAAGAAGATCTTGATAAGGCTGCTGAATACAATAATACAATGCGAAGGTTAAAGACTACTTTTGCAGGGATAGCTACAGACTTAGCTATTCAATTTGCACCAACATTTGAAAAAATGGCTAACGAGTTTGCATCTTGGGTTCGTGACAATAAAGAGTTTATCAAAGATACTGGGAAGAATTTAGGGATTACATTAAAATATATAGCGTCAGGACTGACGGGATTAGTTAATGGTTTTAGTAGTGTTTTAAAAACAGCCAATGATTTCGGTTATTATTTAGATTCAGTTCTGGGCAGCTCTATAGACGATTTTGTAGGTGGCCTTACTAGTATATATGATATGTTTGCTAACATATTAGAAGTTGTATCGTCTGTTGGAAATAAGATAGGTAGTGTTTTTGGCTATCAAGATGATAACAAGGAAGATAGATCAAAAAAAAGAAAAGAATATTTTGATAATCTTCCTAAGGGAGTAACACCAGAAAATATACAATATTTCACTACAAATGAAATAGAACAAATGAGGATGATGCAAGCCCCAACTCCAAGCATAAAAAATACAAATAATAGAAATACTAATAGTAGTACAAATACTAATAATAGTACAAATAATAATATAAGTATAAATGTTCAAGGTAGTAATGCTAACGATATTGCTAAAAAAACTATGGATACTTTGAAAAGATATCTTGATTCCACCGAGACACAAAACAAGAGTGTAATAATATGAGTAGTGTAGCTAGTTATCTCATTAACAGAGTTAATAATGAAATACCTACTAATGATGATAAGTTAATATCAATAGGTGGGTTGACAGCTTTTGCAGATAATATCGTCAATACAACCCATTCAGCTCAAGCAACAGAGTATTATGTTGAAGATGGTAGTAATGTTTCAGATACTATAATACAGATGCCTACAGAGATAGAAATAGATGGGTATATTAGTGATAGTTTACTGTATAGGAAAAACCCTACTGTTTTTTCAAGAGTCACAGGAGATGGCCTAGCTATTATTAGTAAATATACTAACAATAAAACTCAAGCTCAAATAAACAAAGCTTTAGCATTTGGTCAATCATTATCAGACATATATTCTCAATATGACCAGTTAGTTAGAGATGGTTTAAGTATTTTAGAAATATTTGAAAGAAATACTAAAGACAAGTACGTAGATAAATTTTATTCTGAAATCAGAAGACTTCAAAGTACAGGTCAATTGATTAAAGTTAAAACTAAGAATACATCATATGAAAGTATGGCTATTGAATCATTTAATTTCATACAAGACTATAACAACATTAATTCTGCAAGTTTTTCTATATCTTTGAAACAGGTCAGGTTAGTGTCAAGTAGGCAGTCTGATAAGTCTGATATGATAGGAAAAAATACTGCAAAGACTATAGCTGATCAAGTATCTACCAAATCATCGGAAGGGGTACAAACTGGGACAAAAATTCCAGTAGAAGAAATTTCTAATAATGCAATATTTAACTCATCATTAGAAAAATTAATAAATAATAAAGAAACATTTCTATTTCAAGGGTCTCTTTAATGAAACTAATTAACAGCATTACAGATCAATCATATCAAGTGCACTTTATAAAGTTAGATATCGGTGAAATACAGTTAGTACTAAGGTATCATAATGTCATTCGTATGTGGTGCATGGATGTATTCTATGCTAATACTACTATAAACGGAGTTAGATTATCTTTAGGTGTGCAACATATAAATCGTGAGAACTTACCATTTGATTTTATTGTAATTGACAATTCAAATATTGGTTTAGACCCTTATAGAATTAAAGATTTCTCAGATGCAAGAGTACAGCTGTATATGCTTGAAGCTGATGATATGGAGGTTTTACGTGGCAGAGCAGTACAAGTTTAATAGGTCTTATTTGCTAACATTTTCTTTCAACGATAGTAGAAATGATATAAATATAGAGCCACCATTAAATATTGAGTTTGAATGTACTAAGTACGATACAGGTTCCACTAGTAGTGCAATAATAAAAGTCTATAATCTTAATGTTAAAAATAGACTTCATATAGAAAAAAATGATACTGATACCTCAAAAATAATAAAAATATCTCTAAAGGTTGGTTATAAAAATAGTGATAGTTTAAACCTAAAAAATCTATTTATACAAAGTGTACTTAGAAGTTATACCTATAGAGATGGAGCTGATTACATAACCATTATAGAGTGCAATAATAGCACAAACATTTTAGATAAACCTCTACCACCAACTGGTATAAAAAATCTCAATCAATTAATTAATTATTGTGCTGATGGAATGAAAGAGTTTGGTATAACAAAAGGTGCTGTCAACCAAAGAATAAATAATACTAGACCATTGGTTGCCTTTGGTAATGCGTATGATTTGTTGTTTGATCAAATACAAAAAAATGAAACCTTTTTTATAGATGATGAGCAGTTTTATATTTTAAAAAATAATCAAGTAGTTAGTAGATTTATTCCAATAGTTAGTGCTGATACTGGGTTATTAGATACCCCCATTATGCAAGATAGCCTAATAAATTTTAGTATGCTAATAAGCCCTGAAGTAAAACTTGCTAGACGATTCGAAATAATAAGTACAGTTAACAGCAAAGTAAATAATGTATATAAATGTATTCAAATTCAATATAGTGGTAATTATATGGGTGATAATTGGATACAAACAGTTACAGGAACACTAAGCAATAATTATGAGGTCATATCTAAATGATTACAAAAGAAACACCTTTTTTTGATATTATAAACTCAAGTATAAGCAAAGCTTTGTCTAATACGCACACAAGTATAATAGCTAAGATAGTTAAAGTTAATGTATCCACTATAGATTGCCAGCCAGTATTAAGAAGAAAAAAAACAGAAGATGAAAGTATAAAGCTACCTATCTTTACAGAGGTTCCGATCATCACCATGCAAGGTGGGAAAAGTAATATCCTTATGCCATTATCAATAGGTGACTATGTGCTATTAATCGTTCATGAGCGTTGTTTTGACTATTGGTATACTTACGGTTACGATGATAATTTACCCCCTTTAAATAGAATGCATGACTATAGCGATTGCTTTGCTTTATGCGGTGTCAATACACAAGATAATGAACTACCTATACCGTCAGTTACAACGATTAACGGTGATCTTATTATCAATGGAGACGTAAATATACAGGGAAATTTGACAGTTACAGGAAAAATAACAGCAGATGACTGTTTAACTACTAGTGGTGTAAGTCTCAAAAACCATATACATGGTGGCGTGCAAAGTGGAAGTGGCAATACAGGAACACCGAGTTAAGGATATAAAATGTCAGTAAGAAAATTAAGTATTGATGGTGATTGGACTTTTGGACGTTCTTTAAGAGATTATTATAGAGAATCGGATGAAGTACATCAAAATGTGCGTACTAGGGTGAAATCATGGTTTAATGATTGGTTTTTAGGTGTTGATGAATATATTGATTGGGAAAATCTTCTAGGTAATAAAAATACTGAAGAAAATATAATCAAGCAGGTTGAAAGATGTGTGTTAAATACAAATGGTGTAGCAAATATAATATCTCTAGATATAAACACTGATACTACATCAAGAAATGCTACTATCAAGATCGAATATAACACTCTTTTTGATAAAAGTTTCAAAGGAGAGTTCAATATTTTGTGATGATATAATTATATATATTGATTTTTATATATAGTTTTATGTCTTTAGAATTCACTACATCAGGTTTAACAATAGATACCCTTAATGAGCTACTAATATCTTTAGAGGCTGGATATAAATCTATATATGGTAGTGATATAGATGTATCTAGTAATACACCTGATGGTCAAAAAATAGGTATAGATGCAAAAAGTACGCAAGATATAGAGCAACTAATACTTAATCTATATAACAATTTAGATCCTGACTTTGCACAGGGTATTTTTCTTAATGTTTTAACTAAGAACTGCGGTATTAAACGCATTGCTGGTACACAATCAAGTGCTTTAGTTAATATAGTAACGACTCAAAGCGTTACATTACCTTCAGACTATTCATTAATTGATATAAATAATAATGTTTGGTCGGTAGAAAAATCTCAAGTTATACCAATAGGTACTACAAGTATAAATTTTCTATGTACAACTTTTGGTGCTATAACTGCTAAAGCTGGTAATATTAATGAGCAAGATACCATTATATTAGGCATAACTTCAGTTAATAATCCTGCTGATGCGAATGTTGGTACAGATGAAGAAACAGATGAAGATCTAAGAGTTAGAAGAATTAAGTCTACTGAATTTGCAGCCAATTCTACTATTGGATCAATATATGCTCAGCTTAATAATGTAAACGGTGTTTCAGATGCGTTGATAGATGATAATGATTCAAGTAAACAAAATATAGTTAAAGATATTGCACCAAATACCATATGGTGTGTTGTGGACGGGGGTAGTGATAATGATGTGGCACAAGCTATTTATAGAGATAAAACAGCAGGATGTGGATTTAAAGGTAGTACAGTTATAACCATTCGTGAAAATACAGCGTTTGCAAATCGAGTTAATACAAAATTAGTAAGATTTGATAGAGTAAAAGACATCCCTCTGTATATAAAATTACAAGCCAAAAGAAAAGATGTAAACATACCCTTAGACTTAAATGCAATTAAGAATGCAATAGCTATAAAGTCTTATATAATTAATGAAACTTGTATTGTAAGTGCTCTATATGATTTTGCATATATGGCAGGTAATAACTTTTACTTATATGATATGCAAGCTAGTGCAGACAATGTAACTTTTATCAATAGTTTTATTAATGCAGGTTACGATGAGAAATTTACTATTGATATTTCCAATATAACAATCACAGAAGTAGTTTGATAGATGGCTGATATAGGTATAAATCAAGAATGGATAAACCAATACAAAAATTTGTTAAGGTATCAGTATGTCAATAAGCCAAAAGCAAGTGCAGAAATTGAACTAAAGCTAAAGGATTTATCGAGAATATTCAATATAGTTCAAGTATTTATTAGTAAGCTAAATGTAGATACTGCAACTGGTGATCAACTTACAAAGGTTGGTAAAATAATAGGGGTTAATAGAATTGTTGAATACCCAAGTTCAACTGTTACAATCACAGACGATAATCAATATAGAAAAATAGTAAAAGCAAAAATTATAAAAAATGTAACTACTTCAAGAATGTACAACAAGGATCTTGAGAAGATAAATTTTTTTGATGCTTATACGCTCATATTTGATGGCAACGCTTTTGTTACTGATAATCAAAATATGACTTTTTCAGTAATTGTTGATAGTACACAAATAACTCAATCTGATATAGAACTTTACTATTATGCAAATGTATTACCTAAGCCCCAAGGTGTTAAACTAAGGCGAGTTGCAGGATATGACCCTGGTGTTGGTTTTTTTTCATTTAGGAATGATCCCAATGCTAAAAGTTTTAGTGTTGGAACATGGTGTAAAGTCTATTTAAATTTTGGAAATTAAGGAATAAAAATGGCTAAAATAAATAACTTGAATAAAAACTTTTTACCTTTTGGAATTAATGCATCTTCGGTAGATAGAAAACCTATAGGTAGTGCAACTGATTCAAACACTCTAGATCTAAATATAAATAATGATTATTTTACAGGTTGGCGATCAGTTAGTAATGAAAATGACCCTGTACAGATGTTTGATATGAATGGTGCTATGTATGGTACTACTGCAATGCTTCAATATCAAAAACAAAGAGGTATAAGTGAATGGGTGACTACTCAAGAAATGTATTATCCTTGTATGGTTTTTGGATCAGATGGGCATATATATGCAGGTAAGCAAGATGGTTTTGATTTCACAAAAGATCCAACTACTGATGGAGGAACTAACTGGGTTAGAATCGTTGATAAAAATGGTCCTAATTTAACAGGTTATTCTAGAATATACACAGCTTCTAATTTGACAAATATAGTACTAACAGCAATTCCTCAGCAATCAAATCCTACTGCGTATTATGATGGTATGATAGTGGAGTTTATAGCTATAGGGACTAACGGTGCTGGCGTTACTTTGAATGTAAATGGACTTGGAAATATACCACTTAAGAATCAAGACGGTAGCCCTATATTTAATGGAACTTTTGTTGCTGGAGATTTAGTCAAAGCTTATAAAGACGGTAGTATATTTAAATATATTGACACTAGATTTGATAAAAACCCCACTGGTACCATCATAATGACTAATTCATTTACCAACGCTACTACGCCTTTAGGTTACATTCCTTTCTTCGATTACGAAGCTGATATAGTAACTTTTCAAAAATTATACGATACTTATGTTGCAAGTGGAGTAAGTTACGGAACAGCTACTGCAGGTAAATTTATTGTAGGGGCAAAACAGGGTGATTTTTTACGTGTTACAGGAGGTAATGCAGGTTCTGCAGGTTTACATCAAGACGATGCTATTAGAGATATTCAAGGTCAATTAAATATAGGTAATGACGGAGGAACTGGATCGGTTAGAGATGGCAATGGTGTGTTTTTAAAAGGTGGCCCAACAGCATTTAGAAGTAACGGAGGAGTTGGTAGTTCAGATAATTCATTAATAGGTTCCTTTGTTGCATCTAGAGTAGTTCCAGTAGCTACTGAAAACAGACCAGTAAATACAGCTTTTAGATTCTTTATAAAATATAAATAAGGGTAAGATATGTTAGTTTATGAATACAATGATAATTTTAGATTTATTGGCACCTTCGATGCTCCTCTTTTACCTGATGGTAGTTATGCAAAGCCAGTACAAAGTACTGAAATAGAAGTACCTTCAGATACACTATTAGAGGGTAATTCTTGGTTTTTTGATGTCTCCACAGAGCAATGGTATCAAGATGAATATCTTGTCGGTATGTTAGTTTATGTTGATGAAGTTAGACAAGTTATTAATGAATATCAGTGGGTGAATAAGGATACTTTACTTGGTGGGGCTATAATCCAGTTAGAGAAGCCAATAAGTGTAGCAACTAAAGAAAAAGAAGCTGAATTGTTGGCACATATACAAGTAACTAAGATTGATAACTTAATGGTTACATCTAATGGTATAACTTTTAAACCAAGTGAATTTATGCAAGAAATAAATGAGCATTTAGAATTAGCTATATTGAATAATGTATTTGTCGTTATCGTTCCGAGTATTGCAAGTACACCTATAGATATTAAGCAAGTGATGATTGAGACATTACAGAATAAAATAAACTTTAATAATTTAAAAGAAGAGTTTTTAAAAACCCCACTATTTACTGGTCTGACATTATCTCAAGTTGAAAGTACAGATATAGTATCTTTATTTGAAGCATTTTTACTTAATTAGATTAATAAGTATCATTCGTAATTCATATTTTATAAGTATTTTGCTTTGGATAAATATTTATTTGGACACAAATACGGACACACAAAAACTATATTTTAATGAAATTATCAGATTTAAAAATAAAGAAACTTCAAGTAACAGGTAAGGATTATAGAGTACCTGATGGCAATAATCTATATGTAAGGGTAAATAAGACTGGCAACAAATCTTTTTTATTTAGGTTTTCTAATGATGGTAAGGAGAGGATTTTAACTATTGGTAAGTACCCAGAGATAAGCTTGTCAGATGCTAGACAAATATCATTAAATGTTAAGCGTGATATATCTAATGGAATAACTCCAAGAGTAAGAAAAGATGATAAGTTTAAAAAATTCAAAAAGTTCGCTGATGAATGGATAGAGAATATAAAAAAAAGTGGTGCGAGCAAAAGACACATAGAATCATCAATATCTAGGCTTGATAAATATGTATATCCATCTATTGGGAATACAAATATTGATAAAATAGTACCCTTAGACATAGTTGATCTGTTAAGAAAAATGGAAACACTAGGATATTATGAACAAAGAGATAAAGTTAAATCTAATATAAATATGGTATTTAGATATGCTATTGCTAGTGGGATTTGTTTATATAACCCTGCTAGAGATATTTCAGCAGCACTTATAAAGCATAGTTCTCAAAATTTTGCTTTTATTGATCCAGTCAAACAAAGGCATGATCTTAAGCAGTTATTTACAGATATATTTAATATGGATAATAAGGTATTAGAGAATGCATTTAAGATGTCTATTTATACAGCATTAAGACCTAGTGAATTGATAAATCTTGAATGGAGTGAAATAGTTGGTAGTCAAATTATAATCCCTGCTAAAAGAATGAAAATGAAGAGAGAGCACATAGTACCACTATCTAGGCAAGCTTTAGACGCTATAACTACATTAAGAGAAATAAGCATCAATAAAACATACTTATTCCCATCTTATTCTATACATGGGCAAGCTATGAACAGAAATATTTTAAATCAGAATTTAGTTCGGTTAGGTTATGATGGTAAGGGAAATAAGCCAAAGCAAGTGGCTCACGGATTAAGACATTTAATATCTACTTCGCTATATGAGATGGCAAACAAATATAAATGGAGGAGTGAGGCTATTGAGAAAATATTAGCCCATGAAGAAAGTAATAGGGTTAAATCTACTTACAATAAATTCGAGTATCTGGACGAAAGGGCGGATATACTGCAGAAATGGGCTAATCATATTGATAGTATTATTTCTCACAACTAGGTAATTGTTCATAAAAATTGACTAAGTCTGAGTATCTGTAAAGTACACACTTACTACTTACTCTTTTGCTTTTAGGAAAAATTTCTTTATATTTTTTTCTCCAGTCACAAAATGTAGCCGAGCTTACACCTAGTTTTTTTGGTGCTTCTTCTGCTCTTACTGCTATCGTATCGTTCATAATTATTTCTCCTTGTTATTTAAATTAAAACGTAAAAAAACCGTGATACCTTGGTAGATAGCACGGTGTTGTTATTTAGTTTGTAGTTATTTTAGTTGGTTAGCAAAGACCGACTAGCTCATGATCATAGATAGTCTTTGTCATATTCTCTTCAAGATACATAACTTGATTAGCAACTCCAAACATCTTTTGAATATCGCCTTTTAGTACTCGTAAAAGTATCTTACTAGCCACCCAATCCATTGTAAGCGGTGTTAAGTCAAGAGTAGGGTGCAAGTCTCGCATACTCCTAAAGAAGCTATCTAGGTTGGTATCTTTTGAAGTAAGATAACTAAAATTAAACTCTTTGACTTTTCTAGTAGCTTGTAGATTTGGTATATGGCTACTGACTTGGCGTTTAGGTTGCTTATTCACTTTTTGAATAAGTGAGTTACATTCATAACGCCATTTCTCTATTTGATTATCATAGTAGCTTTTAACTTCGCTTATCTCTTGCTCGTGGTATAGTTGCACTTCTTTGAGGCTATCACGCTCACTCTTGAATGCTCCAGCTCTTAGCTTTTCATTTTTGAGTTGACGAGCTTGCTCTTTGGATTGAGTATCTAGTATGTGCTGTTCCATAGAGTTAAAAGCATTAATGTAAGCTTCTTTGAACTCACTCGCCTTTTTGCCAGTGAATCCCATTATCAAGAAAACTAAGCCATCTCTTGTGATGTTGTAAGATAATAATTCTCTACCTGATAGGTCTGTATATTTACTCAACACAAAATTGTGTTTAGTGAAATTTTGACTACAATCTAAATCTTTTACCTTTCTCAATACTTGCTCATGTCTCTTACCGAAAACTTTGGCAACATCATTGCTAGTAGTTACAAGTTGATTGTTTTTCACTTGAATTAAGTCTGTTATGTTTTTCATTTTAATATTCCTCTTTATGTTTTGGTTATCAATCAAATTGTCGGGTGGTTGATAACATGACACTTGCGGAATACACAAACATGCACTAAAGCCTTTCCTATTGCTAGGTATTGTATAGCTATAGTCCACCCAAACTCTTGAACAACAAAAGAAAGGATATATTTAATGGAGTTATTTGAACTCCGCAAGTGTTATGGGTTATCAAGCCCAACACTTACAGAATAATAGAGAATTATTTATTTGTCAAGAAAGATTAATTTTTATGAAACAATGTAATACTAGCTAACGCTAATGTGATAATAATAAAAACAGGGTTTAAGATAACAAGCCATTTAAGCGTATTTGCTTTCTTAGCATTGATTTTCATATTTTCATGCTTAGTCTTATCAGTCATAATTATATGAACCAATAAGTTAGTTTTATAATCTTGCTTCAAATTTGTATTACATAACACTTCACTAGCCTGTATACCTTCAGCATAATAATAACTTGGTTTAAAGTTTAACCATATAACGATAATAAAAAAAACCAACTCTATTATCGATAGTGCTAAAAATATTGATACTATGAATAAGTTATTGGACTGTAGATACCCATTAACCATAAAAGCTATGCAACCTAAACAAAATGTAGCGTATATAAAGTATTTATTGCTTAACCTATCCTTGGATGCTGTTATTGCATTTAAATTTTCTTTTGCACCTTGTAATATCAGCTCTAAAACCTTAGGGTCTGATTGCTTGAATATATCACTAGTATCACTTACTATCTCATCTTTTTGCATATCTTTAGTATTCAATATTATTTTAAACATATTATATCATCATGTGTGATCTGCATAGACCAACTCTTTTATTAATCCTCCAAAATCACTGCATGAACAACTTTAACCTTTTGCAGCATCAGCAGAGTAAGCAGGTCGTTATTATCAACACAAATATACTCGTCAACTTCAAAACCAGTCTCGTCTACATAACTTTCTTTTCTAAGCACTATAGTCAGCAAATTAAGCTCATCTATACGACTTGTAAGCTCTGCTAATGTTTTGTTTACATAAGGCTTTATGATTTGAGCTACTGGGATTACTTTTATTTGTGAATGGCTATAGCCTTTTTGTTTTAAGTAGTTAGGCATTTCCTAAAATCTCGGGATTTTCGTAGATGTTGCTAGTAATCTCAATATTATTAATCTTAACAGTTCCTTCTTTTAAAAACTCCTCATTATCTATAGAATACCTCCCAACAAATGATCCATTTTCAAAACAAACTACACATTCAACTTCAACCCAATAAGTAACATTGGATGCGGTAGTCATTCCTTTTGGGACAAGTAGAACCTCTTTTTTATAAATATCTCCCTCATATATTTCCTTACTCATAATATGTACTTGAGACTTATCAAAATAATCATCAAAGTTGTCTATGGTCTCAGTAAAAGTAGCAGGGTCTGTTTTAATTACCCCAAATAAAGATACAAACTTTTTCATCATATCTGAGGTTAAATTATATTCACCACTGTAGTACATTTCACTTTCTATTCTAGGATCACCTCCTCCGTGTGACCAAGCTCTGAATTTAATTTCTCTTCTCATTTTTACTCTCCTTAACTTCACTAATAATAAACCTTATCAATATATTTCGAAGGTCTCTCAAATTCCACCAAATGATAAATACGAAAAGAAATAATGCTTTTTGATAAATAGTCATTTCTTGAAAAGAAAAAACCTGTATAAGGAATAAAATAAATAAAAATATAATTGATGCTTGCCAGTTACCACACTTATTCCATATTTTATGAATAATTTTCATTGTTTTACTCACTCATAATATGTACTTGAAACTTATCAAAATAATCATCAAAGTTGTCTATGATCTCAGTAAAAGTAGCAGGGTCTGTTTTAATTACCCCAAATAAAGATACAAACTTTTTCATCATATCGGAGGTTAAATTATATTCATCAAATTTTTCTTTTAAGTCTTTGACGGTATATTGCACTTGTTCTACATGATAAGCCTTTTGAGTATCAGATTGAATTTGAGTTTGTGGCTGTTTGGCATTGGTAAATATTTTAGGGGCTTCTTCAGTTGGCAAATCTTCACCTGCATATATGTATATCCCAAGACCGTGGCGAGCTATAGCTTTTGTTAAAGCTCTTTGTATAGTCTTGTTAACATCAACACTTGTAACTGAATTAACTAATATTGATTTGTTTCTAGTATCCATGATAGGTAACATTTCTATATGCTCAATACTCTCAACAGTTACACCTACTTTAACCCAACAAGTCCTACCATCTGTAAAATAATTAATATCTTCTTTCTCATATATTTTGTAAGTAGATTTAGGATATATCTTCATTAAATTATCCCAAGCAAAAGACCAACTTAAGTACTTCAAACTACCTTTTGTTTTAATATGATCATTTACATTTATAGTACTTAATTTTGCATAAACTTCACTCATACTAAGACCCCCGATATTCCCTACATAGTTGATAAAACTCTAACCTAACTTTTTTAGGTATTTTTCGTAACTCACTCAAACTAGGCATCACAAAATATGGAGATGCTGGGTGTTGTAATATCATAACTTCCTCACTTAATCATTAATCTTTTATCAGGTCGTACTAATCGAACACCATCTATTTCAATACCATCTTTCAAAGCTTTCTTTAGATCTGTTTTAGATGGCTCCACTTTTATCCTGCAATACTCTTGTGGGATATCAGCATCACCATCAATCTCCACACTTTCAAGACCTGCTAAACAACTAAGCTTAATAGTTGTAAAGTCGAACTTCTCGCCTTTATCTACATTCTCTAGTATGTAGTTTTTCATACGCTCTTTAGCATTCGTCTTAGTACGCTTTAAAGTTTGTAGTCGCTTGATTTCTTGACTAATAACATCTTCATCAAGTTCAAGGCTTTTAGTGTAGTAAACACAATTTTTTATCTTATCTTCACGAGATAATGAAAGGGCGTTTAAAGCCTTGTCGTATTCCTCTTGTGTGATAACTTCGCCAGTATTAGCATCAGCTACATACTCCGCATCTAAACTAATCATATTGATTAATGCATTCTCAAATTCTTTGTTTAATAAATATAAATTCATAACTTATGACATCCTTTCTAATTTGAACTTTTTAAATTTAGCTAAAAATTTAAACTTAAATTTTCTTTTATATATCACTGGTGTTGATATGTGTTCAAGAATCCAGTGATTGCGTACTTTATATATTTTGTAACTGCTCATTTTGTCCTCCTAGACTATTATTGATGTAATTATTTTAAGATTTTGTTTTAATATGCTTGTTGACATTAAGTTAATGGTTCCGATACTTAGTAAAGTTGTAGAATATGTGTATGATTTCTTTAAATTTAAGAAAATGTATAACCTGTTGTTATCCACAAACGGTAAAGAAATGACTCTAAAAGATGGTGTTTATTACTTTAATTTGAAGTTTGAAAATAAAACTAAAGAAGAAATTAAGATTAAAGATATTTATGTTAAAAAAGGTAGCTTAAAAATAGGTAGAAAAATCTTAGTTAATCATTTTCCTGAAATTAAATACGATACGTTTAATGCTGAAAAGATAGATATAAAGCTAAATTCATTTCCACCCTTTGAAACAAGTGGTAATGAATGTATAGAATTATTAAGCTTCTTTGGTGCAAATTTCATTAAACTTTATGTTAAGTATCAATCTATCACTATAAAAAAAAGCATGATGAAGAGTGATGTCAGAATCACATCCATTTATCTTAGTCTTGAGTGATGACTCATCCCCAAAATCTGTAACAATGGTTTTTACTTGCATAAGTTCTTTTATTTTATTAATGTCTTGATAATTACTTTTTAGGATTTCATCTAAACACATTATGCGATCATAAATCATCTTATTCTCTGAATATGTCTGAAATGATACTATTACAAGCATTACAAGTACTAATGATATTATTATTGTTAATAACATAATTAAATCCTCTCTTTTTGTTTACTTTCTTTAATTTGCTCATCAAGATAATCTTTTACTTGACCTGCAATCAATTGCATAAAATTTTGATACTGTGTATCTGTCATAACTATTCTCCTTGTTGTTTAACTACATTAGTTGATAGCTCGCACTGGGGAGTTACAAGCCATCAACTAATATAATTAGTCTGCTACTTCCACTTACCTATGCTGATACCCTCTATTACAGCTTTATGGTCTAGGTTTGTTTACCTTGCAGATTTGAATATGTTTTTAAATATCTTCTTTGGTGGTCATCATTCGACCTTATGAAACTAGTATAAGCGCTTTTACTTTTGTTGTCAAACTATTATGTTTACTTTTTATTGATTTATCTATATAATTACTTTTACTAATGACAAAAATAGTTTTACTTATGGAATTTAAGCCAGTATTTGAATACTACAGAAATGATAAGCAGAAAATGATAGACACTTACAAGATAACGCCAGCTACTTTTTATAATTGGAAGAGATCTAACAAAATATCCTTAGGATATGAAAAAACTGTTCAGATACTAACAAATGACAAGTTTATAGCTTCTGAAAAAGCTTTATTTGGGAGATAGTATGAAAGCCTATATTAATATAAACCAAAGAGCATTTAATCAACTTTCTAATGCTAAGAGTATAAAAGTTGATTTGATTGATGCTACTATTTTTGAATTTGTATATAAATTCGCAATTTCTAATAATGCGATTAAACAACTTATCGACAATAAATTACACATATGGTGTAGTTATCAAAAGATTATTGATGATAATCCATTGCTTAATATCAAGAGTAAAAAAGCTATAGAAATAAGATTAAATAAGCTTTGTAAACTTGATCTATTACATAAGTTTACGGATAAGAAAAAAGGTAACAAGACATATTTTAATGTTACTGATTTAGCCTACACCTTAGTAATTGAAAATACTAACCTTAGTAATGAAGATTACCAACCCTTAGTAAACAAGGTTACTAACCTTAGTAATGAAGATTACTATAATAGTAAGTTAGATAGAGAGTTAATAGATAGTAAGTTAGATAAAGAAAAAATATATAAAGAAGATGCTGATGGTACAGGTGAGTATTTTATATACATACAGCCAAAAGTCGAAAACCAGCTTATGGATGAAGCCAAAAGTGGTAAACCCACATGTGGGAATCCACCTCCTATTAGTAATACTATAGATAGTAATACTATAAATAATAGTAATAAAGAAAATATAAAAGAAAAACCGATTGATGTTTTATCAGAATCAAATCTAGCTGATGAAGTTAAGAGTTCACTAAATGAATTTTTTGAAAACAGAAAAGAGTTAGCAAAGTCAAACAAGAAGTTAATTCTCACTAGCAGAGCTATCAAGACAATAATCAGCAATATTGAATCAGATAGCTACACCGATGACAAACACCGTATTGAATCCATACAGAACGCTTTAGCTAGCGGGTGGGCAAACATCTACCCATCCAAGAAAGAAGCTATCAGCAAGCCTAGTATCGGAAAGAATGGCTATAACAACACATATTTTGATTAAGGAATTATTATGGATATGCAACAAATAAAAGATGTATTACAGAGAATAAAGGCTCATAAAGATTTTGCTTTCAAAAATAAATCAGAAGAAGATATGAAAGTTTTAGAATCTGATTGGCTATACCATTTCAAAGATTACACAGTTGATGATATGCGTAACGCTATCACAATGCACTTTGCTAACAGCGAAAAAGTTCCTATGCCGTTCCATATTAAGGACGAGCTACAGGCTATGAATGCTACTAAGCAAACAGAAATCGCTAATACCAAGCCAAAGCGTGAGATAGGTTTTCAGCCTATAACTTTTGAAACTCTTAAAGCACTTATGTATCGCCGTTATTGCCCAATAATAAAAATGGGTAATGTCAATATACCAAAACTTGATTATGAAGCAATGATAGGCTCATTTAATCACAACAAATTTAATAAAAGAGCCAGTGATTATTGGAAAAAAATACAGTTTCTTGATGTGCCAGAGGTTTATGTTGAAATTGTTATCAATGAAGCAAATCTAGGAATGATATCGCCACAAGAGTTTTTCAATCGTGTTAGCACTGTATTTGCAGATATGCACCCCAAAGTTCAAGAAGCTAATAAATTAAAAGGAAAAGATAAAATGAAATATTGGATAAAGACTTCTGGTTTTGGATCGGTAATAAACGATGTAGAACTAAAAAAAGTAGCATAGGAGCGAGATAATGAAAAACAAAATAAATGTAACAAAATTATTAGATGGTGATGATGAGTTAGAACAAAGAGCAAAACAACGTTTAGAACAGCTTGATGAATTCATAGAAGCAATGCAAGAAGAAAAGCATGTAATTAATTCATTTTTAGCTTTAGGTATTTAAATATTATGCGAGGTAATAAATAAATGATAACCGAAAAACTAAACATAGCTCTTAGAATCTTAAAAGTTAATCCTGCAACACGTGGAGATGGAAACGGTGAGTTTCTTAATGCAGTTTCTAAAGAAGTAAATTTTGATGGTGACTTTAAAAATTTTGCAGTTGAAAGCTGGACAAGAGCAAAGCGTAAGATGCTAGAGAAACATCCAGAGCTAGACATGCGAACTTATAAAACTAGAAATGCTCAGTATCAAGTAGCAAGTGAGATGATTTAATGAGTGAAATTATAATAGAAGTGCCAGCATATCCACCAAGTGCTAATGCTATTTGGAGAAATGGTAAGCATGGCACATATCTCACACAACAAGCAAAAGACTTTAATGCTTTAGTTCATATGAGTTGCAGACATCAGCTACCATCGTTTTTAAGTTATCCAGTTGAAATTGAAATACTTTTAACAATGAAAGACAGAAGGCAAAGAGACGTAGATAATGTCAACAAAGTTGTGGTTGATGCTCTTAGAAAAGCAAAGTTGCTAGAAGATGATTCATGGAAGTTTGTTAGACGCGTTTCTAGTGAGATAGAGAGAATATCTGATAACAACATAGGCACAACTATAATTAAGATAAAAAAATATAATGGTGATGATTTATGAGTGAATACCAATTAATGAAACATATAGATGAATGTGGAGAAAGTGAAGTGTTGATAGAAGATTTAATATTGGATACAAGTGATCATGATAATAACTATTAAAGACTTTTGTAAGGGTAAGATCGGTGTTACTTATAACATTCTATATGGTAGATGTTATAGGTTAGATATTCAGCCTAAAAGAATAGATAAGTCAAAGCATTACCCAATTCATTATTACGATGAAAAAGATTTAATAAAATTAATGGAGATTAAATACTAATGGCTAAAGGAACAGTTAATAAATGTATATTTATTGGTAGGTTAGGAGATGATCCAAAGATCCATCAAACTCAAAACGGTAATGTTATCGCCAGTTTTTCTTTAGCTACAAATGATATAGATAAGGATAAAGAAACAATATCTGATTGGCATAATATTAAAGCATTTGGTAAGACAGCTGAGCTAATACAAAAGTATGTAACAAAAGGGTCAAAACTTTATATTGAATGTAAGCATAAAACTAGCAAGTATGATGATAAAAATGGTGTTACAAGATATTCAAGTGATTTCATAGTTATGCAAATGCAATTTTTAGGTGGTGGTAAAGAAACTACAAACTCAACTTACCAGCCACAACAAAAGCCAGTTCAAAGTTATAAAAATCAAGCACCTCAACCACAGTTTGATGCTAATAACTTTGATGATGATATACCTTTTTAGAAATAACTAGGAGTAATCTATGAACTATGAAACTATGCTTGTTGATGAAATATTTAAATATCTTGACAATGAAATTGATGGTATGGGAGGTTTGACTGGCACTGATATTATGGAGCAATTAAACATATCAGCATATGAAACTGTAAAAATGTTAGAGGAAGACGATGATATATTAATCTTAGAAAGATATTTAAAAAGTATAATTCCTGAGATTGAAGATAAATTGCAGCTTAGAGATACAGTAAAAAATAGATACGATAAATTATTAGATACAGGTGAATATCCACACCTATGTGATAAACCATTTTTTGTAGAAAGGGTAAAGATTCTTACAGAAAGAAATAGAATAAAAGAAGAAAATAAAAGAATAAAACTTAATAAAGCTTATGGGGGTAAGTCGTTAATATGATAAACATACCTTTAAAGACTTTTTTATTATAATTTATTAATGTATGATGAGATTATACTTATATTATAGGAATTTAAAGATATGGATGAAGCAACTTTAGCTATTTTTGTTGCAGTAATAGCGGCTGGATGGGCATATTATATAGCGGATAAGAAAGATCGATGTGCTGTGTGTTGGGCTTTTATATGCTTTATATTACCTTTAGCGATAATCATATTGTTTTTTCTTAAGAATGTGAAAGATAAAAATAATGATAAATCAATAATTATCCATAATATTGTGGGTGATAATAATACCAGTTCAGATACATCATCTAAAAGTATAAATACACAAATTGAAGAATTGTATGAACTCAATAAGAAATCGATTATTACTAATGAAGAATTTAGATTAAAAAAACAAAAATTGCTTGGACTATAAAGTCATATAAACACAAATATTTCTCACCACAATTATTCAAAATACATAAGTTATAATTAATCTAGTATATTCAAATGTATTAGATCGTGAAAAAGATAATTAAATTAATTACTATAACAATAGTAGCAATTTTATTACTCGATAGTTGTGAAGCATTAAGTGGTAAAATTCCAAATGGCTTATTATCAAAAACTAATTCAGCATCAGATAATTCACAGGCTCAAAATAGAGTTGATCCAAGTCTAGCAATAAGTGGCACAGGTGATAGTTATAGCTCTAAAGGATCAGTACACGACGAAACTAGCACCAGTACAGATAACAATAATGATAATGAAACAGGTAACGGTGCTAAATCTCTTATAGGTGCTGATGATAATTCAATCAACAATAATGAGAGTAATTCATTAACTCGCAATAGTTCAGACAATAATTCTTATCATGGTAGTGTCATTAATAATAACGATTCTACTTTTTGGTTTTATCTATGCTTAATCCTAATTATTACTAATATAGTCGGCTGGGTATTACCAACTCCTCAAGATATGTTTAGGAGTAAAAAATGAGTGATGATTTTAAATTAGTACTTAACCACCTCAAAAAGCAAGACGACAGATGGGATAAGACAGAAGAAACACTAACATCTATTGATAGACATATAATTAAGCAAGAAATAATTAACGCCAATAATGATACTAAATTAAAAAATATAAATGAAAAAGTTAAACATATTTATGGAGACTATATAGGAAAGAAACTGCTTGCTAAATTAGTCATAGGCATAGTGTCTTTTTTGACTTTATTCGTCAGTTTTATGATGTGGGAGGTTGAACATAATAACTCTTTAATGGCTCAACAAGAAAAAGAAGCTCAAGATAAAGAAAAATATGCTTTATCAATTCCAAGTCCTGAACAAGAAAAAATAATCGAAGAGTTAAAGGCAAAGTTGGAGCAAAAGAATGGCTAAGCTAACCGCACAGCAAGAATTATTCGCTCAAGAATATATTAAGTGTGGTAATGCTACTCAAAGCTATAAAAAAGCTTATCCTAGGGCTTTAGAATGGAAAGATAGAGCTATATGGAATAACGCAAGTAAAATTTTAAATAATACTGGTGTAATGACTAGGGTAAAAGAATTACAAGAAGAAGCCAAAGAAAGAAATAAAATTACAGTTGATACTATTTTAGCTGAGCTAGAAGAGGCTAGGCAAAAGGCTATGGGAGATGAAAAGCCAAGCCATGCATCTGCTCAAATGATAAGTGCTAGCATGGGTAAGGCTAAGCTTTTAGGTTTAGACAAGCAAATAGTAGATCATCAATCAAGTGACGGTAGTATGTCGCCACAACCAACACTTACTTTAGGAGATTTTTATAAAGAGCAATGAAATTAAATCCATATCTAAAAGATTTTTGGACCACCAAAGCAAAAATAAAAATCTTGTATGGAGGTAGAGCCTCTTCAAAGACAGAAGACACAGCAGGTATATTGATATACCTAGCATCAAAATATAAGCTAAGAATAGCTTGTATACGTAAATTTCAAGCTAATATTAAGCAATCAGTATATTCAGTAATTAAAAAAAAAGTTGAACTAGATCCTTATTTCAAAAAACAATATATATTTACAGAGACTAGTATTAAGACTGAAGTATGCAGTGAGTTTATGTTTTTGGGTTGGCAGAGGAACACTGACCAAATTAAAGGCCTTGATGATATAGATATTGTATGGTTAGAAGAAGGACATACCTTAACAAAAGAACAATGGCAGATCATATCCGACACAGTGCTACTAAGAAAAGATGACACTATGGTTATAGTTGTATTTAACCCTTATCTGGATACTGATTTTATTTACAATAATTTTATAGTTAATAAAAAAGATGATGTTCTTGTAAAGAAAATAAACTACGTAGACAATTTGTTTTTACCAAAGACTGCTAGAAAGTTTATTGAAAATCAAAAAGTAAATATGGAAGATGAAGAATTCAACCATGTGTATATGGGCGAGCCTTTAGGTGAAAGCGAAGATGCATTTATTAAACGTGCTTGGATAGATGCAAGCATAGATGCCCATATTAAGCTTGATATAGAGATAGTAGGTACTAAGACAATTGGCTATGATGTGGCTGATAGTGGTGCCGACAAATGTGCCACAGTCATAAGACATGGAATACTTACCACTAACATATTGGAATGGAAAGCCAAAGAGAATGAACTAGAAGAGTCAGCAGAGAAAGTTTACTATATGGCTAAAGATATAGGTGCAAATATTAACTATGATTGTATCGGTGTTGGTGCTAGTGCAGGGAGTACATTTAGAAGATTAGGTAACGATAGGGGTTACATTGAATTTAATAAATTCGATGCTGGTGCTAAGGTCGATAATCCTGACAATGAGTATCAACCATTAAGAATGAACAAAGACCACTTTGAGAATTTAAAATCACAAGCTTGGCAAGACATAGCTGATAGGTTTAGATCAACATATAATGCTGTTGTTAAAGGAAAACAATTCAATGGTGATGAAATTATAAGTATATCTAGTGATTGTATCAATATAGATGAGCTCAAGACTGAACTGTCAAGTCCAAAAAAAGATCGAAGTAAACGAGGATTAGTAAAGGTAGAAAGTAAGGAAGATATGAAAAAAAGAAATATATCTTCGCCTAATTTGGCAGATGCTTTCATAATGAGCTACTATAGAAATAGGTCATTTATTGACTATGATAAGTTGCTAAATGGCTGATATATAATATTGTTATGTATATTTATTAAAGTTAATATGAAAACTCTTGACAGTATTAAGTCTCTAATAAACAATCTTAGAAATAGAAGAGAATCTTCATCTACGAACTATTTTAAATCAGATTCCATATTAACTTTTGAGACTTGTTATGCCTTGTGGCAATCTGCTATTGGAAGAAAAATAGTAAATATTAAATCACAGTACCCACTCAATAATACAATACAGTTTGACAATGAAGAAACTGAAATATTTTACAAAAATAAATTAGAGAAACACATTAGAAGAGCTGGTCAATATATGGTCGCGTATGGTCGTGGTGTGATCGTTGTAGTAAATAAAAATGAGCCTTTATCTCAACCATTGATGAAAACATCTAAGAATAGAAAGATGCTAAGGGTTTTTTCTGAATTAGATGTATCTGTTACTAATGTTTCAAGAGATTGGTATTCAGATAGATTTATGGAGCCAGTATCATATTTGATCAAAGGTGAAGAAGTTCATCATACTAGGGTTATAGATTTTTCTTATTATAAATTACCTGACACTAAAAGTGCCGAAGTAAGATACGGTGGTGCAAGTGAATTTCAATTCATAATCAATCAATTAATTAGTGACAATATAGTCACAGGCTCAAGCAGCGCTATACTTGAGAAAAGTTCTAGCTTGTATTACAAAATTAAAGATTTTAAATCATTAGCTATGAATAAAAATGCAGATGGAATCATTGAGTATGTAAGGGCTATGGAAGATGTAAGAGGTATATATGGTGCTGGTATTATTGATGCTGATGATGATGTTATCAATATCACTCAATCTATAAGTAACTTACAAGAAGCAGATACTATATCACTACGAAGAATAGCTTTAGGCTCAAGTATACCTATGGCTTGGCTTATTGGTGAGAGTGCTAGTGGACTTAATGCTACTGGTAAGATAGAAAGCGAAACTTATCAATCAATGATAGTAGAAATGCAAGAAACTTACTACAAAGATAATATAAATAAGTTACTTAATATCTTTGGATATGAAAATATATCATTTAAGGATAACCAGTCTTTATCAGCTGAAGATAAAATCAAATATGAAACTCAAGTAATAAATAACGCACAAGTTTTATTTAACATAGGGCAAGATGAGAATCAGTATCTAGCTGATCATGACATAATCTTTAAAGATGATGAAAGTTATGAAAACTCATTTGATAATGAAGATGTTAGTTGAAAAAAAACCAGTTAAGCATATAAAGAAATATGAGAAAGACTTTCAGAAGTTTACTGATTTTATTACTAGTTCAATTTTTGAACGTATGGAAAATAACACTATAAACAATCTTAATAAATCAACAATAAAAAAGTTTGAAAAGTTCAATGAAGATGCACCGAATACTAATACTAGCGTTGGTAATCAAGTAGGTAACTATGCTGTTGTATTTTTAGGGCTAGCTAAAACAGCTAAGAAACAACTAAATAAACAATTTTCTGATGAACGTATTGAGAAACAAGTAAGAAAAATATTATTAAAATCTGATAGATATTATCAGAAAAAGACATATGAAAATATAGAAAGTGTGTTAGGTGTTCCAGTTAAACAATTAATAGCTCAAGAGGCCATTAAATCAAATACAAACGCTTTATTTTTAGAAACTAGTGAATGGGTTAAAACATTAAAAAATGATGCTATAGATTTTTTTACAAACAATAGTTTAAAGGTAATGGCACATAAGGCTAACTTTGATGATCTGATTGAAGAGGTACGTAAGGGTTCCAAAAAGTTCAGAAATGATAGCAAGTTTGTGGCTCGCAATCAGCTTGCCAATTTCACTAGCACCATGAATAAGATAAGACATCAAAATCTAGGCTTTACTAAAGCTATATGGGTTACATCACATGATGAGAGAGTAAGAGCCAGCCACAAGGCTAGAAATAATAAAGAATATGATGTTGATATTGGCTTATATTCTAGTGCTGATGGTATGACGCTTTTACCTGGTATTTATTTTAATTGCAGGTGTGTTGCAAAGTATATATATGAATCTAAAGAGGAATAGTGTGGAAATAGATAATATAAATAATTGCTGTAGTAGGTGTAACCCAAAGATAACATTCACCTTAGACTCTAAGACTAAAAAGGGTGTATCACTAAGAGATGGTTTTCAAGAATATTATGGTAGTGAGCTTGGTAAAGATTATGAGTCAAGCAAATTATATAAAGTGTATAGAAGTCCTGAAACAGTCAAAAAGGCGTCTGATAAGCTTAATGATATTGATATTACAGATGAGCACGTAATAGATTTTGATAGTAATTTCAATGATCAGAAAATAGGTAAGATAAGAGATTCAGCTATTGAAGATAATATAGATCCTTTAAGTGACAGTACTATCAAAGTTGTAAATGATTTTGATTACAGTAGTGATTTTGAAAAGTTATTAGAGAATGGAAAGAGAGAATTTTCTCTTGGTTATAATGCCAAATATATTAAGTCAAATGATGATCATTATGATTTGGAACAGGTAGACATAGAGCCTCATCATTTAGCTTTAGTGGAGCGAGGAAGATGTGGAATTGCATGCAAAGTTCTCGATCAAAAAGGTAAAAAAAACAGTGATACAATTTATGGTGAAAGTTTAACAAGTGATGATGGAGATAGTAAATTGGAAGTTAAAGATATTATAGAGGCAATTAATGCTCTTGAAGATGAAGAAAAGCTTGAAATCAAAGATAGTTGCTTTGTTGAAGAAGAGGTTGAAGACGAAGAAAAAGAGGAAGAAGAAGTTATTAAAGTTACTGACACTGCTGAATTTAAAAAGGCACTTGATGAAGCTATTTCCGAAAAAGAAAGTGAGATAAAAAAAGAAATGAAAGATGAAGAAAGTGTAAGAGAGAAAGCTAAAGAATTCTTGTCTGATGATTATGACTTTGATGGCAAGGATACATTAGAAATAATGAAAGATGCAATCGCTACTGAAACTGATGAAGATTTAACTGATGAGGAGATACCAATAGCTTTTAAATTACTTAAAAAGACTCTTACAAAAGAATTTAATGATTCTGTAGATATATATGAAGAAGTAGGAAATAAAGAGTATTAATTTTAAATAAAAAAAAGGGAAAACAACAATGGCTTTTAATCCAAGTGCAGGAATAAATAGAATACCTAATGCTCCAGTAGGTACAACTGAAATAGGAAATTACAACCTAACATTAAACTTCTTTGATTTTGAAGATGGTTTGATAGCTGGTCGTTTTTGTAAAGTTATGGGTCCTGACAGTATTCTTTCTAATTTAGATGGAACTGCTACACCTTATAATTTTGATGGAACTGCTACATCTTCTATTGTAGGAGTAGCTCTTAGAGAGGTAATTAATCCTGCTGAAGATGGTGACTTAATTACAAAAGCTAATAATCCAGAAGGTGCTCAAGCTTGCATCAAAGGTATAGTTGTCGTCTCTGCAAAAAGTGGCGTAGTTCCTAGATTATGGGATCATATTTATGTAGATAATACAGATGTAGGTGATTATGGTAAGGCTACTGTGATTCCAGGACCTCAGGATATTGCTATAAATGCAGTATTTGTAGCAGATATGGGTAGTAATAAATGGAAGATAGCAATCTTATAGGAAGGTAAAGTCATGAAAATAAATCAAATATATAACGTAAAATCATTTGAAAGTTCATTTAATAATGAACAAACACGTAAGGTATTGGATAGTGCAGTTGGTGGTGGCGGTCTCGTACATAATCTTACTAAGGTTGATCCAATAATTTTTGAACGCAAATTTCCAGAGGTAACTTTTGATAAGTTAGGTTTAAGAGTTGATAATAGCGGTGATCATGCTGATACTATTCAGTCTCTCAGAATTGATGGAGCTGGTGATTTCACTGAAACTCAAACAGGTATTCAAGAGGGTAAAGGTATTATCTCTCTAGCTGGTGAATTTAATGAGATTAAAGTAAGACAATATGCTGCAACTGCTAAATGGACCACTGCTGAGATTAGACAAGCATCTATGCAAAACTACTCTTTAGTAGATAAGTACATGAGCACAGTTCAAAGAAAATACATGCAGATTGTTGATTCAATAGTAATGATAGGTCATAGAAATATACCTAATAGTGGCATGCTTAATAGTAGTGAAATTGACTTTACACCAGCATCTGGAACTATAAGTACTCTTACACCGCAACAAAAGTATGAAACAATTGCTGATCTTTTATCAAGTCAACAAAGTGCAGTTAACAATACTCTTGAGTATATGGCTGACACTTGTTTATTGCCTGTTAATGTTTTTAATGATTTGAGACGTACGCCTTTAGATACTGCATCTTCACCGTCTAGTATACTAAGAGCATTAGAAGAAAACTTCCCAAATGTTGATTTTAAATCATCATGGTTATGTAATGAGAATAACGGCATACCATCAGTAACTATGGTATTTAATAGATCTATGGAGACGTGTGCAATAAGAATACCTGTACCTCTTAACATAGGCGGTGTAGCAGAGATGTCACATAGCTATTTTGTTGATGGGTATGCTAGAGTGGCTGGCTTTGACTTATTAGAGCCAAGTGCGTTTAAAGGTTTGACTGGTCTATAAGGATAATTTGATGGAAGAAAAAAAATCTACTAAAGTTAAAAAAATTCTTATCACTAACAATACTGCTCACAAGTATATTGTTTGTGGTTTAGAATTGAAGCCAAAATCCACAAAAGAGATGGATACCAAAACTTATAGCTATTATAAAAAACTTAATGAATTTGAAAGTAAGATTGCACGTGCAGTTGAGCTTAAAATATTAACTATTTCTTAGTGTTATAATTAAATATAAGTACTAACTATAAATATTTCTCATGTCTTTAATCAATGATTTTAAAATTAAATTTACTAATTTTGATACCTCAAAAGTTGATACTAATTTACCACAAATAATAGATGACTATAAGTATTATTATGGAGCAGAATATGGCTCCAATTCTGGTGATAATACTATTATCTTATATCTATTGGCACACTTGTATTACACATATATTGAAAGTTTAATATCTGCTGAAACTCCAAAAATAGAAAGCTCTAGAAGTGTTGGTAAAACATCTGTTTCATTTGATACGAGTATTATGGGTAAAGGCAATGATGATGCCTTCTTTTCAAGTACTGTTTATGGCATGCAATACCTAAGACTAATTAGAAAAAATATTAGTATGTACTATGTCTAAAAATATGGACTCTGTTGAGTATGCTTCTTTTCTTAATGAATTGTTGAAAAAGAATGTCAAGGTTGGTTTGCCAGAGGGTACAGCCGATCAGAAATATCCTGATACTAATATTAGTGTATTAGAGGTTGGTGTAATAAATGAAAATGGTTTTGGTCAAAAACGACGTTCGTTTATAAAAGATACTTTTGAGATAAGAAACCGTGATCTGCAAAAAGATATGGATAAGGTTTTAAATAATGAAGTTAAGAAAGGCTCTGATGTTAATAAGATAATGGATATCATCGGCTCAATATCACAAGGATATATATTTGATGCTTTTGATACTGGAGGATTTGGAAGGTGGGCACCTGATTCACCAGCGACTATTAAGGCAAAAGGAAGTAGTAAGCCATTAATAGATACAGGATTACTGAGACAGTCTATAACGTGGGTTGTAGGAGATGATGATTAAGTACAAGGAGTTATGATGTCTTTACCCAATATGAGAAGAACAGTTCTATCGTTCGGTCAACAAGTTGTTCTGAGAAAACATACACAATCAATAGTAAATCATATTCCAACTTTTACATATGTTGATAGCGATATAGTAGCTGCAATACAACCTGCAAATGCTGAAGAATTAGAGCTAGATAATATAGATAAAAATAAAAGATATATAAGTGTTTTTAGTGTCAACCAAATCACTATTAATGATCTTATTGGTTATAAGGATGTTGATTACAAGATAATATCTAGTGAAGATTATTCTGATTATGGATATTATGAACTTATAGGTGCTGAGATTAAATTATGAGTTTAGTATTATTAGCAAATTATATAGATGAAGTTCTCAACTTTGATAGTGTCATTATTGGAAGAGAAAATGCTCAGCTAACAGGTTCTTATAATCAAGATAAAATCGTACTTGATACAGTTTCTATAGACCAGGTAGGTAAATCAAGAGATTATGAAGTTGAGAAAGATAGTTCAGGAGCTTACATAAAAGAAGAGTTAACTAGATTATCAAAACATAAAAGCCTAGTAACTGTTGAATTCTTTGGATTGAACGGAGAAGATAACGCATATAAGTTGCTAAATAGCTTTGAGTTTGAAAAAGCTTATGACTTTCAAAGAGATAACCAAATAAGTATATATTACCCAACTAATGTTCGTCGCTCCATGTTTTCTATTGGTGGTGAGTTTTATCCTAAGTATGAACTTTTATTCTACTATGAATTTTATAGCTCATATAGTCAAAATATTAAGTCAGTTAAAACCTTTATTCTCGAAAAATTTCTAGCAAAAAACTAGTGATATAATTTATATAAATTAATAAAGGAATTTCAAGTAATGTCTTTTAAACTAAAAAATTTTGTTACTGTTTCACTCAATGAAATAGCTAGCTCAATCGCTGAGGTAAATATGAATGCAGTAGCTATTGTTACTAGTGAGCAGACTGGAGTTAATAGTGATAATAGATATAAAATATACTATGATGCATCTAGCGTAGCTAATGATTTTGGTAGTAATTCTCAAACATATACATATGCTAAAAAGTTTTTTGGAATATCTCCAAATCCTACAAATGCTAATGGATATCTTATAGTTTTATATTGGAGAGGTTCAGTAGAAAACATACCAGCTAGTTCAGGTTATGCAGTTGGTGGGGATGTGGTTGATACTACGGTATTATCATCATTACAAACAATTACTGATGGTAGTTTTACGATTAGTATTGATGGAACGGCTCAAAATGTTGTAGGGCTTGATTTCTCAACCAGTATAAGTATTGATAATGTTTTGAATACTGTAAATAATGTTTTGA